CCCTAACCCTATACCTAAAGCTTATCGTCCTAGTTGTTGAGGTGGAACTGATAGGTATGTCCGACCCACTTCCGTCATCGACAGCGTGGACCCTGTAAGAATAGGAAGCTGGAGTAGATGGGTCGAGTGTCACCACGTTACCAGCCTGAAGGTTGGGTGAGGTGGCAGAGTCAGAGAGCCCACTCTCAATGATGGTTCCTCCAGACGTTCTAAAAGAAACAGAGGTGTCGCCCGTCTGCGTGTTGTCTGCGATGGAGAAGTTGAACCCAACAATCTTCACCCCAGCACCAATCTCTCTAGAGCTAGAACCCGTATACCCAGTAGTGGTAGTTGTCGAGGCATAGTTTCCGTCAGTACCTTGTAGCTGAACCTGCAGGCTTGAAAGACTGATAGTTGTCGGGTAGTAATCCGTGAGGATGTCCTGGAGAATCGTAATGATATTTGTCCCAGCCGTGTAGGTCTTGCCAAGAGCATTGCCCAAAGCACCATCCGTATTACTAACCGTAATAGATTCGTCAATCTTCGGCAGAGCATTAACCCAGTCAGCACCGTTGTACATCAGGAAGTCGTAGTTCGCGGCTGTAGCCGTAGAGACGTCTCCCACGTCATCGAGTTCGTCAATGGTACCGCCACCACTACCATCACCTATCTCCGTAGCCTCATCGTCAGCTGGCTTAAAGGTACCAGCCTGGCTATCGTACTTAAGTATCTGACCGTGGGCAGGAGCGATGGTAGAGAAGTCTACATCACTAAGGTCGTTGAGAGACGATGGTATGCTGGGAGTATTCGTGAGACTGTCGTAGTCCCCGTCGAAAAGGTCTGGGAGGTTTGTGAGGTCGTTATAGTCCCCGCTGAACTCATCACCCTGCGGTACATCCGTAAGGTCATTATAGCTACCCGAAGTGGCTACAGCGGAAAGTGTTGGGATGCCAGCGATGTCGTCGTAGTCCCCCTTCTGCCACTCACCAGCATTGACATTGTAAAACAATATCTCTCCCTGGTTGGCACCAGAGCCAGCGTTTACATCGGTAAGGTCATTGAGCACCTGAGCGCCCCCTCCGCCTTCATAGACATTTGTTACAGTGCCACCAGTAACCACCTCGATGGCGGGCACCACAGGCTGGTTGTATGCCGCAACAGAGTCTGATGTTGAGGCAATCTCAAGAGAGATGTTCTCCTGTTCCGATATGGTGATTTGAATATCGCTCATACCGTGACATCTTCATTGACTTTGAAAAGACCGTGAAGCCATGTGCTAACTATACTATTATTATCAGTAGCCTGTAGGTCATAAACATAAAGACCACCATCCATGGTCATGTCCGTGTCTGCAATCTTGACGACAAGAGTGCCATTAGTATCCTTGTCATAGGTTACGTCTGTGGCTGCGACGACGGTGTCTGCGTCCGTATCAGAGTCCCTCACCTCCATCTTAAACATATAGGTGCTCATCGCTAATGGGCTACCCGTAGCGTCGTTGACAGAAAGGTTCAACACAAAGTCATCGCCCTTTCTACATGTGATGTCCAGCCTCCTAGAGGTGTCGAGGTTTACCGAGTTAGCCATTGTTCAAAATTTGGGATATGATATCGTCTTGTGAGTCGGGAGCTTCTTCCATCGCTGGGCGCTCTCCCTTGCGTTGAGCAATAAGCTTGGACTGAGCAACAGCTTGCTTCTCCACCCGAGAGTCCTTCCTGTCCTCTTTGAGTACATCAATCTTCTCGCGGAACTCCTGCTCGGTAGATTTAAACCCTAGTGAGGCTTGCGCCCTAATCATCTCAATCTCCTTACGTAACTGGTGCAATGCCTGACCAACCTGAACCTCGGTCTGGCCTTTTAGTTGAATCTTCTGAGCTTCAATCTGAGCCTCCATCTGCATCCTTTGCGACTGCATCTGCTGAGCCATCTGCTGAGCCTGAGCGTTCATCTGCTGCTGCATCTGCATGTTTTCCTGCTGCATCTTACGAGCCTGAGACATACGTCTCTTGCGGCGTACAACGAGGAGTCTCTGAGCCTGGTCGATGTCTTTAATCTGACGGACCGCGAGGGCGTCCTCAAGGTCAATCTCTTTCTGAGCCAACGACTGCTGTATGTTTTGTTCGAGAAACACTCTATCCTCGTCACTCATCTCCTTAACCACGCGCACGCCGAAGTTGTACATAGGAAGCTCCGAGAAGGAGGAGAGAATCTCCATGTTGTACTTACCGATAGCTTTCTCGTATACTCGGTATAGCACAGATTCCGTTGGGATAATCTGAAGGCACTTAACAACATCCTGGCACACTCTCTTGTACAGAACGAGAGAGGCATTGGTGATGTCGTACAACGCGTTGTTTCCTGCAGCCAAAGCCTGCTGGCGTACACCAACCAGGGCATCACCCTTAGGCGTGCTTGCATCCATAACCTCATTGACACCGCTAGCGTCGCGAATCATCGTGAGGTAGTGATTGTAAAGCATCACGTACTGCTGGATGTTTCTTATCGTGTTGTCGATAGGACGTATGGGTGGGTTCTGGAAGCTGCCGTCTGGGTTCTTACTTCTGTAGTAGAAGACACCCGTCTGCTCGTAGATGTCTTGAATCTGCAGCGGTTGCAACTCACCACCTCTGCCAAGCTGCACATTCTCCAACCCCTCGATGTCAACGATGATGCCGTCAGGCTTAGCCTTGGCGATAGCCTGTTGAATCTTGAGGTGAGTGAGCTGGAGCTGGTCTGCAAACCCCGTGATTGATGCCACCATAGACTTGGGTCGCATGCGTCTAAGGTTGGTGCAAGCCACGCTGTAAGACAAGCGGGTCTTCGTGAGGTCGTGCACATTCTTCGGGATATTCTTCTTTGGTCCGTAGCCGAACAGAGTGTTGCACCCGAGGATATAGCTTCCGCCGTATAGGGTCTCAACCTCCATCTTGTAGGGCTCCCTGTTGTATACGGATTCAGAGGGGGGCTTGTAGTCACCGCCCTTGAAGTAGAACCCGACATTACCAAACCGAGACTCTTTGTTCTCGTAATACACACAGTCAACAGAAATGAACTCGAAGTCCATTACATCGAGCAGGTAGTCATCGTAACCGTAGTTGATTCTACCATTCTGTTGGTCGTATGTTTTAACACCAAATTTGCCAGAGTCGTTGTAAGACTTGGCCGCCACTGTTTTAGCAATCTTCTCGTACTCCGTCTCAGAGATTTCATCACCAGCGATACGCCGAAGCTCACCGATGCTGATTCTCTTTACGTGCCCCGCATACACCAGGTCCGACATGAGCGGGTCCTCGGTGTAGCTATGGATGAAACGGAGCGGGTCAACATACTCGACAGAGATTCCGTAGTTGGGGTCGTTGCTTCTCTTGGCAATACTCATCCCGCAAACAACCAGGTCTTCTACACATCTGCGGTATACCGTATCGTCGAAATCGTTCCAGTCAAGCGTGAGGGACGTGGCAATCTGAGCCGCAATCTCTGCATTAGTCTTCACGTTCTGGTCCATGAAAATCTCCGCCTCCTCAGTAGAGTCTGGCAATTCAGACGGGTCGAGTTCGGTCTGCAGGCCGATGGCCCGAGCCTCAGAAAGCATCGCTTTGTTCTCAATGGACGTTTCGATTAACGCCTTCTTCTCATCCTTCTCCCCTTTTGATACGGGGTCGACAGCCTCTACCGATGGATATGGTTTGCGAGAAAGAATTTTATTTACGACAACCTTGACAAACTTTGGGATGATAGGCACTGGAGACCAGTCCAGGTTTAACAATGTTCCATCACCATTGCTTGGGTCAAGGGAGTTGAGGATTTGCTTATAGATAGCGGTGTTCTGCGTACCGTTAGCATAATCTCTATTGCGTTCGATTTCCTTTTGCCTACTGCCGAGCAAAGAACTTGAGTCGTCGCCATTACCCCACTGACCCTCAATGGCTTTTGCATACTTCATGCCGTACTCCTTCGACGCTTTTTCCGAGGAGTTGGCGAAAGGGTTGGGGAAGTTGCCGTACTTCTTGTCCTGATTGATGTTCATTTGCTGCATGTTGGGCTCATGCAAATATAACAATACAGGATGTCACCGTTTATTCATGCGGGAGAGTCCGCCAGAGGCGTACTTGTAGCTTCTGAAAAATTGCTTCTCTCCGAAGTCCGTGGGTGGTTTCTTGGGCTTAACCTTCTGCGCAGCAAGCAATGCCAACCCAGCGCTGATAGTCAAGTCATACTTGGTTCTATTGTCAATCTTAAACCCAATCCAGTCCTCCAGCGTCCTGTTGAAATACATGTTGCCCATCTCGCCGTCCTCGTTAAATCCGACGTGGCTATGAATGTAATCCTCGATGGCCTGGGCGTGGGCGTGAATAACGTCCTGTGAGTTAGAAGGGATGCCCTTTGTCTTAACGTTAGACGAAGACGTATTGTTTCTGAGATGTTCTGGCCTATCCATAACATAACCATCGTAGCCCCTTGCTTCAAAGTACCTTACAATACCGTACTTGTTGTTCTCTATAAGCAGGGGGTACCCGTAGAAGACTGCTGCCATAAGCACATCCTCGTAGAATATCTTGGCCAGAGGCGGACGTGATGCGTACTCAGCAACAAACATGTTGCTCGCCCCGTTCAGATTGAACTTGTTGTATATGTGGCACGCTCCCTTAGAGCCCCTGCTGACATCAACCGTGGCATCAATGTCATACGAGTCAACACCGCCGCACCCCATGGCTGCATTGGGCGGAACGCGCTTCCCACGCTCCTCAACCATGACGCTTCTGTCAGACATCTCTGGCATCCATGACACAAACCATCGGCCATTTAGCGAGGGGTTGAACACCACGGTAGAATCCTCTACCCCGTCCTTCCACACGAAGTTTCCCTGAACCACGGGGTTGGGAAAGAGCGCATCGTTAAACTCTATCTGCTCGTAAATCTTACCTATGTTAAACAAGCTGCCCTCAACAGAGTCTCGGAAGGCTTCGTCCGTCGTGAATGGAAACTGTCGGATGAACTCGTTTAATTCTCTGGCGTCGTGCATCAACGCATCTCTCTCGTTTTTAAGGAACTGCCTGGCTCCAAAGTGCATGAACTCGCCATCCATAGCTTCGATAGGTTTGTCAGTATCCACAATAGGATTACCGTACTTATCGAAGAAACCCTCTAGTGCATCAAAGGCTGGGACGAAGATGCGGTACAGACCAGACGTAGTCCTCCCGTTGGCATTCCTTTTGGCAACATCGGAGTCATCCCACAGTTGCTTAAACTGATTACCGCCCTTGTCCATAGGGTTCACAGTAGAACCCACCAAAGCCTTTCCAATAATCTTCCGCCCAACAATAAGACACGTTCGCTCAATGCGCCAAGCCTCACGTATGTCAGTTGGCTTCTCCCACTTACCCGCCTCATCAAGGTAGAGCATATGTAGCTTCTCGCCATCATACGCGTTGTTAGTTGTATTCTTCCAGTTGATTACCGTATTAAGAGCCTCGCCCTTCTGCGAAGTCTTATTGTTCTTCGTGATTCTCTTACTCGGCTCGCGAAAAGCCAGCTCCATGCGTGGGTTAGTGGTACCATCCTGAATGGGTTTGAAGAAGAAGGGGTAATGCCTAAACATCTGCACCACCTTCTTCATGAATATGTTCTCCTGCGCATCCTTACCCGTCTTGGACTGGATACCCAGGAGCTTGTCTTTAATCTGCGTGGCCTCATCGAGGAGGACAGATGAACAGATATTTGTGTAGCCACTACGCCGACACTTAGTATACAACTGACCCATACAACGGGGGTCGGCCTCACATGCTGCCATGTGTAAGAAGATGTCCCTCTGGAAAGCCAGGTAGTCGGGGTAACCGATATCTAGCTTAGTCCATTGCAGCATCATGTAGTGCCTGCCCGTAATATATGTAGGAATACCTTTATTGAAAAACCAAAGGCCCTCACGCCTACGGCGAAACTCCTCTTCGATATATGGATGAAACCTTTCTCTAAACTCCCTCGGCATCTCTGCCCACTCATCCATAGACTTAATCCTAGACAGCTCCGTTGGCATAGGAACTCTCTGCCACAGCTGCATGTCGTCTGGCTCTCTATATCCGAGAATCTTCTCCTCGGGAGGCTTAGTGGGAAGAAGAATGCGTAGCCCAGCAAGTTCGATAACTTCTCCCTTCGTACCGTTGGGGCAAATTGAGATAAGAGCCTCTTCATTCTCTCTGTATACCAGTGACATTACTTGCTGAAACGTTCTGCAAATCCGCCAGAGTAGTCTTTGTCGGCTTCAATCTCGCCGTTCTGCTTGAGGTCCTTGACCATCTGCTCTAACCTTTGCCGTTCTACAATGAGTTCCTTGCAGTCTACAGCCGTCTGTTTGATTGACTGGAGCTCCGCTTTCCTAGCGCTACCACTAACCTCTGGGTCCACTGGCTTCTTA